GCGGCAAGGGCAACATGGACGTGATCGTCTCCGGCAACATGGCAGCGCTTCTGATGGAGCATCACCAGGTGCGCGAGTCAACCGGACTCAGCACCAGCGCTTGCCCAATTGGTTAAGGTGGCAAGTCTGAAATAATCGCTTGACACGCTGAGGCACATTTGTTCCATGCATTTCAGTGAGCATCTTTGCACGATTCTTCGGTTTCAAAAGCGGCGTAGTTGTCTACGCGCGGCCTGAACCACTGGCAACGCCAGCGCCACAGCATTTACCCGCTGTCGTTCGTGCGATGAATCTCATCAGCACGGACTTGGCGCGGCTTCCGTTCTCCGTAATTGACTCGCAGGGCCAAGTAGTCGACTCGCCGATCACTCAGTTGATGACGCGGGAAGCCTCGCGCTGGCAGTCGGGCTACGAGTTTCGGCGCTACATGACCACGTGCGCCCTTGATTCGGGCAACGGTTTAGCACTCATTCGCCGTGATTCATCGGGCACGGTTGCCGAATTGCAGCCGCTTCCGAGCGGAACATCGACGGTCGAACTCACGGAAGAGGGCGTCCAGTATCGCCTTGGTGGAAATCTCTTGAAGGCAGATCAAGTGCTGCACCTTGGCTGCTATCCAGATCCGCTTTCGCCGAGTTGGTATATGTCGCCGATGGAGTCTTGTCGGTTCGCCATGGAATTGGCGGCAGACCAGGACGCAGCCCACAAGAGCCTGATCCGCACCGGTAGCACCGGCAAGGTTTCGATCTCTCACCCGGGCGCGATGTCCGATCAGACGGTTCAAGCAATCCGCGACGCCTGGCAAACCATGCACGCAACCGCGGAGGGTGCATCGCGCCCGCTGATCTTGCGCGAAGGCATGAAAGCCGAGCGCATCAGCGCTGAATCAACCACAACTAGCATTGAGTCGCGCCGGTTTTCAATTCAAGAAATCGCTCGCGCATTCGGCGTACCGCCCGAAATGCTGTACCAGCAGGGCGGCGGGGCGCTGTCCTCACAATCGGAAACTGCACGCGCCTACGTTGACGGCGCACTCGCCCAATGGGTAACCGCGTGGGAGTCGGAGATCACGCGCAAACTCTGCGGGCCCGGCGAACACGCAAGGCTTGATACCGACGTACTGCTCCGCGGCAATATGCGCGATGCGGGCATGGCGCTGTCAAAACTTGTACTCGCCGGGATCCTAAGTCCGAACGACGGTCGCAAGCGAATGGGCCTGCCACCTATTCAGGGCGATCAGTTCGACATCCCAAGTGTGTCCATGCCAGGCGGAATGAGCGCCATGCAAGGCGACGGCGCCACCGAGAACATCGATGGAGGTGAAGACATTGCTTGAAATTCGTACCGCCAAGATCAGTATGCAAGGCGACAAGATCGGCGGCTACGCCAGCGTGTACGACGCTCCGAGCCACCCGCTCACCGTGCGTGGCATCAACGGTGGCAAGCCATTCACCGAAAAGGTCGCCCGCGGCGCGTTTGACAATTCGCTCCGCTCCAACATCTCGCTGCTTGTCGGTCATGATTCGCGCGACCTACTCGCCAACACCAAGAGCGGACTGCTGCAACTGAACAGCGACGCACACGGTCTGGCGTTTGAAGTCACGCTCCCCGACACACAACGCGCCAAGGACATCCGCGCACTGGTGGACGCCAACGTCCTCAGCGAGATGTCGTTTGGCTTCAACGTGATCTCCGACTCTTGGAGCGGAAGTACTCGCACACTCACCCAAGTTCGTTTGCTTGAAGTCTCAATCGTAGAAAACGGCGCTTATCCGCAGACGAGCGCCGAAGCCCGCAACCTCCAGTCGGGCTTAGCCCGTCTTCGTCTGCGTCTAAGGATGCCGCTATGAAACTGTCCGAACTCTTTGAAAGCCGTAAGGCGCTCACCGCAGAGCGCGATTCCATTCTCGCACAAGACTCACTTACCGTGGAAGTCGAAGCCCGCGGCCATGAAGTCGCAAACGAACTCGCAACCGTTGAAGCCGAGATCCGTTCCGCGCAAATGCGCGAGCGTTTCGCTTCCTCAAGCGCCGTCGAGATCATCGCCAAGCGCGATATGGAACTTGGACGCGAAGAGCGCGACACCAAGAAGTACCGCGATCAGTTCGTTGGTTGGCTCAAGGGTGGCGCTGCACCTGAAGTGCGCGCACTTTCGACCACTACCACGCCAACAACCGCTGCCGGTTACATTCAAATTCCTGCTGTGTACGAAACAGAGATTTTGAAGTATTTGGATAGTCAGGATTTCATGCGCACCCTGGCTGATTATCGCGGTGGAGTCAGTGGTTACCCATCGCTTCGTTACAACACGCAGACCAGCGCCGACTACGGTGGTGGCACTGGTTCGTGGATCGCTGAAGGTGGCACTGCTGTGACTAACGACATGGCACTCGCTGAAGTGTTGTTGCCACCAAAGTTGTGCTCACCAACCACGCAAGTTTCGCAGACCCTTCTGCGTCAAGCCAACTTTTCTGTCGAAGAAGAGGTGATGATGGACTTGCAGAAAAAGCTAGCCAAAAATCAGGCCTTCGCTTTCATCGGGGGTACGGGAACCAATATGCCAACAGGCATCTTTGATCCTGCAACCACGACCACTGGCGTTCGTAGTGGTGCATCTTGTGCAACTAACACCAACACGCGCGCACAGAAGGTGACTGCTGCAACCTCATCTTCGTCAGTGGTCATTGAGAACCTGACGAAGATGCGCTACGAGACTCTGCCAGCGGCTTACTGGAACAGTCCATCCTGCGCATGGATTATCCCGCAAGACGTCTACGCAGCGATCGCTGGCATCATCGTGAACAATGTGCCGTTGTTTGTCCCATCTGCTGATGCTGGCATTCGAAATGCAGCACCGTTCACGCTCATGGGTCTGCCGGTCTACGTGACGCCGTACGTGCCCGTCAACGTTGCAACTGCTGGCACTACGAAGACCGTGATGGCAGTGGTTGGAGACATCCGAGAGTCCTACAGTATTCGGGAGTGGGCAGGCATCGGCATGATTCGGGATGACATCACTTTGGCCACCACTGGTCAAGTTAAGTACACCGCGATGTCGTTTGCTAATGCAAACATCACCCGCGGTAATGCGCTTGTCCAACTGCGCGTGTCCAACATCGCGTAATGATCCTCTCATCCTTTAGGTGGGTGGGGCTTCGGCCCCACCTACCTACAGCGAGGAACAATGGCTTTAGACCTAGCAAAATTCCGAGGTTGGGCCCGCATCCCGCACACGGATGACGATCCAAGTATCCAAATTGCTTGGTCTGCCGCCGTACGCGAACTAGAAGAGCGCACCGGGTGGTGCGTGGAGTCGGTCACCAGGACGCAGTGGGTGCCCTCAGCGCCCTTGACGAACTACGGCGGTCTGTACCTCCGTTTAGAGCGCCAAGGCGACCTGGCGGGCACTACGGTCACCTACAGCGACAGCGCCACGACGCCGCTCACCGGGAACCTCAACAGCGCCAAGATCCAAATCAACGGTCTGATCTACGTTGACATGGAGATTGACAATGTCAATCTGACTTACCCAGTAACGCTGACCGTAACAGCGGGTAACGCGGCGCTGAATCCACTGCTAGAGATGGCGCTCCTGCAACGCGTGGCGCACCATGTTGCAAGCCGCGGCGATGACACCATCGCGCTCGACTCGACCTACTGGGATCGCATCACAGGCATGATGGGCAAGGGAATCGGATAATGGCTGGGCACGTCCCATCCGGAATGTTGAGGCTTTCGATGACGGTACAGAATCCCGTGCGAACCATCGACAGCGTTGGACAGGCAGAAGTCTCATGGCTAAGCGTCGCACAGATTGCTTGCCACATTGACTCGGCACGAACAAACGAAGTCGTAGACGATCTCGGCGTTAACACCCGATCCGATTGGCGCATCCTGGCCGCCTGGCATCCTGCGGTGACTACGAACAGCCGATTGCTTTACCTGGACAACGGCACCGAGCGCGTGTTCAACATCCGTGCCTGCTTTGATCGTGACCAGAAGCGCCGGCGCTTGGAGATGGAAGCGACGGAGGTAACCGAGTGACGGCTACCAAGATCACAATGAAGACGCAGTTTGTAGACGGCAACGTCCGCACGGCGCTTGCGCGTCTTGGGCCCAAGGTTGCCGAGAACGTCATGAAACGCTCGATGCGTAAAGCATTACAGCCCGTGCGCGTGGCGCTCACTCGGACTTGGTTGTCTGCCAGCTACCGTGGCTATCCCTGGAGCCGTCAAGACATTGCCAACGCAACCATGGTTGACGTCCGGCGCGCTGGCGGTAAAGCGTCAGCAGGAGTGGCAGGGCGCGTGGGCGTCATGTACGGAAAGAAGGCGGGCAACTCCAGTGGGCGCCAAAAGATTTGGCACTTGCTCGAAGGTGGATTCCGGCACTACGCCAAGGGATCCAAGGCGTACGCCAACTTCAGCAAGGACGCCAAGGCAGAGCAAGTGAACTACAAGGCGATCATCGCCGCGAAGCGACCAGCGGCACTGGCGGGGCCACGTTCAGAGCGCGCCGGGAAACTACGCGCAGTCTTCGCCGCAGCACGCGAGGCAGCGCCTACGTTCGTCGCAGAGCGCTCGGGACGCACTGAGGCGCGAAAGACCGCCACAGCCAAGCAGATCCCGGGAGCGTTTCGTTCTCGCGCCGTAGCGTCGCGGATGTTGCCCGAGATCACGAAGAACCTACGCGACTACATCCTCCAAGCGGCTAAGGAGGCTTTACGTGGCAACAAGTAGAAGCCTGAAGACCATTACGGAAGCGCTGTACGACTATCTAAAGACGCGCATCGGCGTGGCTGAGTTGTCGCCGCGCTGGCGTCGGCAGGGCGACCCGCTGCCGTATGTCGTGTACGAGTTCACCTCTGCCGCATGGGCGCAGACCACGAACACCGTCACGAACATGGTCACGCTGTCGGTGAACTTCTCCTGCGTCGCTGCAACGGTATCGGAAGCAATGGACGTAGCCGATGACATTACCGAAGCATTCGCAATTAGTGTGACAGAAGGCTCTATCACCTTCCGGATGGTTGATATCAACATGAGAACGCTCGACGCCGTGCCCGATGACGGTACGGGCGATGCCGAACGAATTATCGTAGTTACCACGACATTCCTTACCCACGACGAAAGTTAAACGATGCCAACGACATACACAGCCGGCTACGGCGGGACACTCACGATTAACTCGGTAACCATTCCGGTTCAGAACGTCACCGTCGACCTATCGCGCCAAGAGATCGACATTACCACCACGCTTGACCTCACCACGCTTGCAATGGCTGGCCGTGTTACGCGCAAAATCACTTGCACGGCAATGGCTACAACCGTCGCGGAAACGGCGCTCACGCTGCTGATCAACACCGCAACGGACACCAAGACCGTGGTCGGATGGACAGACGGAAACTCAGGCACTTCGTACAGCATCACTTGTATGTTGAACAGCGCCAGCCGTTCGTACGACGGGCAGGGCGCAGCGACCATCAACTTTAGTTTCTCGGAAGCGAAGCCAGCCTAATGCCAATCGGAACCGAATATCTAGGCGACGGATGGCGCGATGCCAACATCGAAGGATTGCCACCACTCCAGGTGCGCCGACCAGTGATGCGGGATATCGCCGCGGGCGGTCAGTACTGGTGGATTGCTTGCGTGCGCTGCGCCGACGGTACGCCGTTGCTTGCTGAAGGCGTAGCCGCTGCCGATCTGCGCGTCGAAGTCGGTAACGCCATTATCGCGGAGGTAATGAAAGAGCGCCCTATTCAAGCGCCGAAAGGCGCATCTGGAGGATGACTCCAGCAGCCCGAATGGATATGCCAGTTGGGCTGATGAGTGAGGCGACGCCGGAGGAACGGATTGAAAGTCTGCTAATCACGATTGCTTGCGCGCTGACGAGCGCACCACCTCACAGGATTGCACCATGGCTAATGACTTAAAAGCATCAGTCAGCATCACAGCGGATACGAGCGGACTGATCTCCGGCGTGAATGGTGCCATGGAAAAGATCAACCGCATCAGCGCCAGCAGCACCGCCATGGCTGGCATGATGGGCGCACAGAAGGTGCTGCAACTCGCGCAGCAAATGTACACGGCTATTTCAGATCGCTCCGAGCATCTGTCGAAACTGGCGCACACGTTCTCACCTGAAGCGATGACGAGCGCCGCCAATCTGTCACAGGCGCAACTGCGATCGGATATGGCTGTCGGTCAAGCCATGGGCCCGGTACAGGCGGGCATTGACCGCGCAAAGGAAGATGCCATAGCCGAAGAGACTGCCAGCACTCTTCAGAACGCAAAGCAAATCGGCGAAGGGATGATCGTCCTCAACGCCATTTGGAACCAAACGAAACTCATCGCCACAGAAAGCGCCGACGCCACACTCATGGCGCTCGGTTCATTGAGTCAAATCCCGGAGATGGCTCAAGCCGCCGTCGATCGCCCGGTAGAAACAGTCAACGGATCAATACTTGGCGTAAGCGCTGGGCCGCTCCTGCAAGCCATTGGCAGCACACTTGAAGCC